ACCGGCGAAGTGGCGCCCAGGTTCGTGTTCGCGGAAACGTCGAGGGTCATGCCGAGGGAAAACAGCGCGCCGTCCGCGGTGGGCGGCTGCACCGCGCGCGTCGTCGTCGTCGGCAGGCTCGACAGATCAAACCGCAGAAGCTTCGTCGGGTCGGTGAAGTCCAGAAAATCAACGCTGCCGCCACTCACCGGCAGGATGATCCGCCAGTTAAAGTTCCGGCCGATACGAAAGTTGTGATCGGTCGCAGTGGAGATCCAGCCGTAACCACCTCCATGCACGCCCGCCTGGATCTCGCCCGTGATCGAACTGTTCTTAGCGATTGAGACGGTCGGGTTCGTGTCGCCCTCGAGTAGCTCCACCTGGTTCGCCGCGACACTGGAGCCGGGGATGGACCCGAAATTCGAGGCGTCGAGGCGATACTGGATTTCCGTCCCCGTGCCCGCCGGCGTGCCTGTTCCGCCTACGCCGATCTCCGTCTTTAGCTCGGCGATTGTCATCTTGCGCAACCCGCCATCCGAGTCGCGCTGAAATACGATCAGGTCCGCGTCGGCCGGGTCGGCCTGTGCGGTCAGAGGATCAAGGCAAAGCGAGAACGTGCGCACGCCATTGAGGTCGGTCGCGCAAACCGCAGTCCCGTTGACCGGAATGATTCCGTTCGAAAACGCGCGCCGCTCGGTGCCCGAAGCATCCCAGGCACCCGACACAGCCGAAGACCAGCGCGCCAGCGGAATCGCCGTGATCGGGATCCCCGCGCCGGCGGCGCTCGCCGTGCAGCCCGTGCAAACCAACGTCATGCCGCCGGTGTGCGCCACGGTGAGTGCGCCATCCTGCCCGACGAACACTTCCGCGTCGCCTGTGGTTGAAGCGTCGTCGAGCTCGACCGTCGCCGCCGCGATCGAATAGAGCGCATTGCCGAACCGCGCCCGGCCCGCCGCGATATTGAGAATGCCTGTGTCGGCGTCGCGCGTGACTTTGAGATCGGTCAGGTCCGCGATCGCGGAAGCGCCGCCGCCCGCCGGCGTAAAGCAGCCCGCGGCGTCTCCGGTTGAGTTAACGCCGCGGGCCGCATCGCCGGGGTCGCAGAGATCCGGAGTCGTATCGAGCGCCGTCGCCGTCGCAGCGTTGCCCGAAATATCCCCGCTAAAATTCCCGGCCGCGTCGAAGCCGGTCTTAAAGATGTTGTTGACGCGCAGCTCCAGAAGGTTCGCCGCCTGGCCGCTGATGCCGTTGACCACGAACCCGCGCACGCCCGTCGCCGGGGTCGTCACGCCGGAGACCGCGTCCGGCTGGTTCGAGGTGTTGGCCCGCATCAGCGTGGCCACCGTCAGCCCGCCAGCCGAAAGCGTATTCCCGCCGCGCAGGTCGATCGTGCCCGCGTGGGTCGGACTGCCCAGCGTCAACGGCAGCGCCCCGCTCGCGAAAAGCTGCGCGTTTGCGTCGATCTTAATGAGGTTGCCGTCAGTGTCGATCCGCCAACGCAATCCCGGAAACGTCAGCCCCGTGCCGGCGACGTAAGTAAAACCCGGCACGCCGGCCAGTGAACCGGCATTATTCACCTGGATCTGCGTATCCGCCCCGCCCGCGCCCGCCGCCGCCGGGTTGTCTTCGTCCGCCCAGCCGATCCCGGTGTAGACGCAAAAATTAAAGGTCCCCGGATTGCCGCCAGCCAGGCAGTCCCCTTTATTTACCGCGTCGGTGACCACTGCCACCGTGCCTGGTGTGACCCCCGTGGGCAGATTCGCTACCGTCGAGATCGTCAGATCTCCGCCGCCGGGGCCGAAGACTTTTGAAGTCGCGGCGAAGAGGGAACCACCGATGCACACGGATAGACACAGATAGAAAACCGCGCGCAAAGCCCAGCGTTTTTGGATCCTATTTCTCATTGCAAATCGGTGTTCATCGGTGTGCATCGGTGGTTCCCTCCTTAACGGGTCACCATCTTGACCAGGCCCGTGACTTCCGGGCTCGTGCCGCCGGTCAGCTCGTGCAAGCGCCCGCGCAGCACGTCCACGCATTTCGATTCGAAGTGCACCATCTTGCCGTCGACGCATTCGGCGCCCGTGATTTCCGCCAGCACGTCCCAGCCGGTGGCGTCGCGCAGTTGGCCTTCGAGCCGGTAGGTGCAAGTGGTCGGCGCGCCGGTAACGACGAGCTGCAGGGTCGCCGTGGGAATCGGCGGCAACTGCGTGATGTCGTGCGTCGCGGTGTTGGTGTCTTCGGTGTCGAGCGGCGCGAACGCAAAGTAATGCCGCAGCGCCGCCTGCACATTCACAGGCTCACGAAGCCAGACCAAAAACAAACCACAGATGCACACGGATGCACACAGATAAAGAACCATCTGTCGTTCCATGCTGCGGTGGTTTTGCCCTTTTCCAGTTTTCGATCCGTGTTCATCGGTGTTCATCGGTGGTTCCTCTCCTCTTCCTAGCGAAGCCCAAACTCCCCGCGCGACTGCCGCGTCATCGAGACAATCGCGCGCTTGAATAGATCCCAATTCCCGCGGATCAACTCTTCGACGCCATGCTTATCGGGCGTGTGAATCTCGATGTTGATCACGTCGCCGCCCGCCGCCGGCGCGCCCTCGTTAATCCGCTGCAGCATCGGGACGCCGGTTTGCTGCACCGCCTCGCGGCGCAAGACGAACTCGCCCGGATCCACCACGCCGCCCAGCGGCCCGACGAGCCCGCCAGTGGCGAACTGCGGCGTCGGCAGATTCGAGATCAGGTCGCCACGCCGCGCGCGCTCGCGCTCGATATCCTGAACCTGTTTGACGTGCGCGTCGAAATAGCGCCGCTGGTCGGTGATCGAGTTGGATCCAACCGAACCGCCGATCTGCCGCCAGGCCGACTCCATCTGCGACCAGATGCGGTTCATGGCCGTGATCGTCGAATCGAACGTCGCCGCGTGCGACGAGTAGCGCGCCACCAGCTCCGTGATCTGCGCAAAGCCATCGTTGGCGATCGCCGAGGCGTCTTCTTTCTTCCGCCCGCGCTGGACGATGCCGACGATCGCCGCGACGCCCGCCACGCCGCCGAGGATCGCCAGGCCGATGGGGTTGGTCAGAAAGCCCGCCAGGCCGACGCCCGCGCCCGCGAGCCCGCCGATGCCGCCGGCAATGCCCGCCGCCGCGCCCGACAGCGCCACGCCGCCCAGAACGCCGCCAACGCCCAATCCAGCGGCCAGGCCCGGCCGCCCGCGCCGCGCGCCTTCGAGCCCGAGCAGCAGGCCGAGAGCGGCGGGCACGCCGCCGCCACCGCCGCCTAACAGGCCGCCGCCGCCCAGGCCGGGGATCCCAGCGGAGCCGAGGCCCGGAATCCCCAAAGGAATCCCGGCGCCCGCGGCCCCGGCCCCGCCTACACCCGGAAGACCGCCTCCGGCGGAGCCCGCGCCGAGTCCGCCGCCTGAAAGGAAGCTCGAAACAAAGGGGGGAGTCCGAGCCGAAGCAGCTCCGGGGGTTCCGAAAATTCCGCCAAGCAAACCCGCGAAGCCGCCGGCGGCTCCCAGGCCGCCCGCGCCCGCCGCGCCGATCTGGCGCTGGCCGAACAGCCACGAAGCCACCGACTGCAGCACCATGCGGCGGAACTGGTTCGCCATCTCGTTCCAGAGGTTAGAAAGGAAATCGCCGGTCGATTTCGCGCCGCGAATCACGCGGTCCCAAAAAAGCTCGAACTGCCGCGAGTTGCGTTCGATCAGGCGCGCCTGCTCGTCAAAGATACGCTCGTTCTCGCCGCGCATGGCGATGCCGGCCGATTCATTGATGGCCGTCTCCGCGCGGCGCAATTGCTCCAGCGCTTCCGCCTGCGACAACACGCGGTCCTCGACGGCTTTACCGAGCCGCGCCTCGAACTCTTCGAGCTGCTGAATGCGCTCCAGTTCGACGCGCTGCAACGGGCTCGCCGCGCCAAGCGCATTCGCCCGCTCAACCGCCGCGATGCTCTCGGCAATAGCGATGCGCTTGTCGGCGAGGTCCTGCGCTGCCTCCGCCTGTTTGCGGAACTCGTCGCCGCGAATCTTGGTGATCTCGGCTTCGGCGTTGGCGACGGCGGCGATCTCCGCCTGGCCAAAGATCTCCCGCAGAGCCGGGAAGCGCGCCGCCAGCTCGCGGAACCTGGCCAGCTCGCCCTCGCGCCGGTCTTCGATCCGCGCGATCGCATCGACCTGTTTGTCGATCACTTCGAGCGCCGCCTCGACCGCCGCCGTAGATTCCTTCTCGCGCAGCTCGCCGATCTTCGCCGCCGTCTCACGGTTGATACCCTCGATCGCCGCCTGCGCGGCAACGGCCGCCTCCGGAAGCTCGCGAAGCTGCTCTTGAATCTTGCGGATCTCTTCCGCCGACTGCGCCAGGATGCGCTGCTCGGGGCCGAGCCCTTCCAGTCCGGCGCGGAACGAGCGTTGCTCCAGCTTCTCGCGGAACGACTCAAGCTGCTGCTGCCGCTTCGCCAGCTCAATCGTCGAGTCTCCGGCGGCCGAAGCGAACCGCCGCTCGGCTTCGGCGAGCCGGTCCATCAGATCGGCGGTGATCCGCAGCGGCGGCAACCCCGCCTCGCGCAAGTTATTGTTCGCCGCCGACACGCGTTCCAGGATCGTCATCGCCTGCGCGTTGTCGCGCACCGTCACGCCCGCCGCTTCCAGCCGCTCGCGCCAGCTCTCGACGTCGAACGCCGCCACCTTCGCGATCTCGTTGTGGTTTTGGATCGCCGTCACCACCTGGTGGATGCCAAATCCCAAGGCGACGCCGGCGGCAGCCAGCAACCCCCAGGCGCCCGCCAGGCCGACAACGCCCGAGCCGCCCAGCAGTGCCGTCGAAAGCGCGGTGACCGCCCCGGACGTCAGCCCCAGCGCGCGGGTAACCGTGCCAAGAAACCCCACGATGCCGCTGCCCGACGCGACATTCATAGCCAGAGTTAGAGCGGTGAACGCCGCCGCCGCTCCGAACGCCGCTTTCGTTAGGTCCGAGAGCACCTGGCCGTTCTCGCGCGCGAACTTGAGGAAATCAGTGAGCGCCGTCACGCCAATCTGCAGCTCGCCCTGGAATCCCGTGCCGAAAGCGATGCCGGCCTCGGTCGCCAGGCGCGGCAAGGTGGTGAGTTGTTTACCCACCTTTTCCATCGCCGACTCGTACGAGCCCAGCGAGCCTTCGCCGAACCGCAGAATCTCGTTGACGAACGCCTGGCGCCGCTCGAACTCGTTCAGCTCGTTCGCGCTCTTGCCGATCTCGGCGCCATAGCGGCGGAAGGCGTCCTCCTGCCGGATGACGATGCCGACCATCTTTAGCAGCTCGACTTCCTGCGCCAGGATCGCTCGTGTCAGCCGATTCATTGTGTCCGAGGTGTTTTCTCCGGCGATCACCGCGCGGTCGCGGGCGATGTTGGCGATCCGTATGGCGTCGGCAACGTCCAGCTCGGCCGTCATGAACTGGATCACCGACTGCCGCGCTTGCGTCTGCTCGATGCCAAGCGCGCGCAACTCCTCGACCTGCGCCCGCAGCACGCGCACGTTCTGGCCGCTCGTCCCGGCGAGTTGCACCATCACGCGGTCGAGCACTTCCGAGCGCGCCGCCAGCAGCGCGGAGTCCGCGATCACCGACTTCAGCGCGCGGCCCGCCGCGCCCACCGCCCGTTCCAGAAGTTGCGCGCCGGCGACCGCCTTGAGAATCGAGCCTTCCATCTGGTTGAAGCCCGCCGAGCCTTCGCGCGTGGTAGTCACCGCGGTTCCGCCCAAGCCGCTGATCGCCGACTTGACGGCAGTCACCGCCGCGCCGGCTTTGTCGGCGTCGACCTCGATCACGATCTGAACGCGTGTTGCCATTTACGTGGGGCAGGCTTGCAGCCTGCCATCTACCGGGGGCAGGCAACATGCCTGCCCCACAAAATCAACCGCCCTTCGGCTCCACCCAGTGGCACCAGGGGCACTGTTTGCGCCGCGCCTGCAGCGCTGTCGAGCATTGCGGGCAGAACCGGTACCAGCTCCGCACGTTGGCCAGCGCCGCGCGCCACAGCGCCACGCCGCGCCACTCCTCGGGCCTGAGATCGTCGAGCCCAAGGTGCGCGCCGGCGTCGAGGAACGTGACGAGGTACGCGATGTGCCGCGCCCAGTTGAAAAGCGGCTCGGGGAACGGCGGCTTGTGCCGCGGAAACGACGCATCGGCGTCGCCCGCGAGCTGGACGATCTCCCGCTGAAGATCCTCGGGGTTCGCCATGCGCGAGGCCCGCAGCTCGTGGAAGTGTTTTGGCGGTGTCGTCGCATCGTGCTCAATCAGCCGTTCCATCGCCGCGCCCAGCTCGGGGTCGTCCCAAACCAGGACGCCCCCGCCGGCGCGGTCTACCCGTTTCCCATGAGCGCTTCGATCGCCACGCGCTTATGCAACGCGTCCATCTTTTTCGGCTCGTTCGGCTCATACCCTTCGACCCGCAGGATCAGCTCGTCATACAGGTCGATCTTCTCTTCGAGGTGCGAATCGACCAGCGCCTTCACCGACCCCGGCTCGACGCCGCGAAACATCCGGGCCGTCGCCTCCATGCGCGAATATTCGGTCTGCTGTTTCGTCGTCGGCTGCTTGAAGACGTGCGCCAGGCCGTTGTACTCGTTGCCGTTGCGGCCGGCGTCCAGTAGCGCCGTTGTCTCGGCGGCGCCGGCGAACGCCCAGTCCGCGGGCTCTTCCGCGGAATCTTTTCCCGGTTTCGATTTCGCCGGGAAAACTTGCGCCAGGCCGCGCACGGCCGCAACCTTGTGGCGCACCCATACCCTCTGCTTCCAGTCCTCGGGCGTCTTGCCGTAGCCTTCGAGCCGCACGATGCGCTCATCCCACAGGTGGTTACTGGCCTCGGCTTCCATCGACTCCGAGACGATCTCTTCCTTCGAGCTTTCCACCACAACACGGCCTAAGCGGTCGTACTCGATCCAGTCCTGCTGTTTGATGGGCGCAAATACATGCACCAGCTCGCGCCCGCGGTCGCGGATCGTGACAACAATTTCCGGCGCGTCGAGCGGGAAGCCGCTGGCAGCGGCGCGCGTATTCGGCCCGGCTTCGCCGCGGGCCGGGCCTCTCTCCGTCGCTTTCTGCTCTTTGCTCATGCTCCGTTCGTCCCCCTTTGTGTTCTGTTTTTCAGCCTTTCCGTCTTTCCGTCTTTCCGTCTTTCCGGCCCGCCGCCCCGTTGTTTTTATGGGGCCGGGCCCCGCGCGAAGCGCGCAAGCCCACGGCTGCCAGCCGTTAGGCGGGCGTTGCCAGGTATTCGACGACCGCGTTGCGCACCACGATTTGCCACGGCTGATCGCTTGGCGTCGCCCCGGCCTGGCCGATGAAGATATCGCGCTCCGACGCCACCAGCGGCCGCACCAGGATGCCGTCTTCATAGCGCGGCTCGCCGCCGGCGTTGAACCGCACCGACGGGAACTTGATGTTGCAATGGTTGTCGGCGTCGCCCGCGCAGTTGATCTGCAGCTCCTGAATCGTGCCGTCCAGAAACAGGTCGAACAAATCGCTCGAATCGTCGGCGAAGGCGTTCAATGTGATGCTCGCCGTCCGCCGCCCGAGAAAGATGCGCCCGCGATAGAGCCCCGAGCCGGGGAAATAACCAAGCGCGTCTTTCAGGTTGTTATTGAACGTCACCGACCAATCCAGCAGCCGGTCGCCGAACGCCACCGCCGAGGCCGGGGCGCCCGTCAGCACGGCCACGTCGCCCGAGCGCAGAATCAGCTCCGTCGCCAGCGACGGGAACGACGTGTGCGCCCCGGCGGTGAACTCGCCCGAGCCGATGAACTCGGCGGTATACTGCACCGCCTGCTGGTTGCTCCCGGTGATCGTCAGCGAGTTCAGCGCCAGCGAGTGCGCGCGGCCGCGCACGCCTTCCGACTCCTTGAGCCAGGCCGTCGTCGTCGGCGCCGAAAGCCCGTCCGCCGGATCCTTGGGCGTGAACGTGTGATCCCACGCCGGGTCGTCGAACACGGTGGCCACGTCGCCATTGAGCAGCGCCAGCAGCCGCCCCGCGATCGCCGTCGACAAGTCGCCCGAGCGCGTCAGCCGCAAGTCGCGCGCCGTGTCGCGGTACGAGGTCGCCTGATCGTGCCCCTTGCCGAATTTTTCCCCGTCCGTCTCATACTGCTTCGTGATCCGGAACGCCTCGGGGTTGTTGAAGTAGCTGCGCTGATCGAGGTCCGTGAAGGCAAGCGGCGTGCCATACGCCGACTCGATCAGGTTCGACCACGCTTCCGCGATATCGTAATCCCGCTGCGGTGCTGTGAAAGCCATTGTTTTATTCCCTCCGCCCGTTGGCAACGGGGAGCGTACGCGCCAGCGGCTTACGCTGCGCGGGCGGGCTGCCCGCTACTCGCTTTTCTCTTCTTCTCCGCTGTCCTTCTTGCCGCGGAACATCCGCACTTTCGAAGCCAGGCCGCCGGCCTCTTCCGCCGCGGCAGCCCCATGTTGTTCCGAATGGGCCGCGGCCCTGAAGCCGCCGCTGCCAGCGGCCTCGAATGCGGGAATCGTCTTGCGCCCGACGATGACCTTTTGGCCGTCCGGGCGCTGCTCGGTCACCGCCACGCCGACCGTGCGCTTTTGGAGCCGCGCCCATTCGTCGGCGGTGCATTCATGCGGCCCGCGCGTGGTGAACTCGCGGCTCGCCGGGACGCCCTCCTTGGGCGCGCCCACTCTGATCCGCAAAGGCAGCGGCACGTCCGCCGCCACCTGGAACTGAATTTTCTGTTCGTCCGCCATAATCCGTCCCTTTCTTCTCGCCGCGGCCGCGGCGCATGCCCGACGCTGCCAGCGTCATGGTGCGGTCTGAAAATCCGATTCCACCGTCAGCAGAATCGCGTACTGCGCCAGGCCGTTCTCGAACCGCACCGGCTCGATCCGTGTCAGCTCGACATTGCCGCGGCCGCTGGCGGCCGTCAGCTTCAGCCCGCCGAGCTTCGCCAGCAGCGTATCGATCATCGCCAGCGCCGCCTCGGCCGGCTTCGCGCCGCCGGAAAGATCCTCGGCCACCACCAGCACGTCCCACTGCGACGGGTCCGAGTAAAGCGTGCTCGTGAGATTCCGCGCGCTCACCTCCGAGCCCGCGTAGACCACCAACACCGCCGGCGCGATCACCACCACGTCGCCCGACTGCTCTTTGATGTCGCGCGTCGAAAGCCCGCGCAAGGTCTTGAGCGTCAGCCCCGAGGCTTGGATCGCCGCAAGCAGCCCGGCCTGAATATCCGCGACCTTCACAAGCCACCCCGGCTTCCGTCTCCCGCCGCGCCTTCCACCGCCTCGACAATCGCCGGCGGGTCGCTAGGCTTAATCAGTAAAAACGGCCGCGCCGGAATCACGACGCGCTTGGCGAAAATCGACTTGCCGCCGCCGACCGAAAACCGCAACGCTTTGCCTTTCTTCGGCACGATCACGCCGCCTTCCTGGTGGATGCCGGCGTAAATCAAATTCGTGCCGATCACCAGCCGGCTGCCTTGGACGCGCCCGATGATCGACCGCCGCAAACGCCCGGTGTCGGTCAGCAGCCGCTTGCCTCGCGCAAAGCGCGTAAACGCCGCCGACTGACGCCCGCGCTTGCCGAATTGCGACTTGCCGCGGTTCGACCGTTCGAACGACCGCTGGATGGTCGAGGCATGCACCCGCCGCCAAGACCCCGCCGGAAACCCTTCCTGCGCGAACGTCTCGTCGATCGAGCCTTGCATCACCTGGTTCGCAATATTGAGAACCGAGCGAGGCGCGATCACGCGTGCCAGCGCGCCCAGCCGGAGCTGCACTTCCCGATCGTTGACTGTGACCTTGAGGCTCACTTACGTTTCGCTCCGTTGATCCGCCGGCCGTTGATCGGTGGATCCGTCTTCCGTGTGCCGCGCACGCGCGATGCCGGCGTTCGCCCAGAACATTGCTTCTTCGATCTTGGTGAGCGCCATCGCCCGCTCGCGGCCTTCGGGTACTTCCTCGGCCACAAGCCTCGCCGCGTCGAAAAGCGTGATGCGCACGCGGCTGTGACGAGCCGCGTCAACACCGTCCCGCGGAGGGTGATAGTCGAAGCGGTTTTCCAAATCCTCGATCTTCATCTGCGTTGATCCGTCTCCCGTTGATCGGTTGATCCGTCTTCCGCCGGCGCCGCGGAGCCGCCGGCGTGTACGCCCGGCGTCGCCGACGCCCACTGCCCACCGACCAGGTCAAACTCGGCGCGGCAAAAATCGCAGATCATCCCGGCGCAACCCGCCGTCGCCGGGTCGTCAAGACTATGCGCGCCACAGTTCGGGCATTTCACCTGGTTCGTCACAATCGGTGTCCATCGTTGTGCATCCGGTGGTTAAAAATTCGACAGATTATCGTCGGAGAAGACCTTCTCGTCTTCATCCTTCAGCGTCTCGGCCGACGTGGCTTGCGGCTCTTCGCCGCTCGGCTGGTCGAGCGTCGCCAGCCCTTTCGATAGATCCTTCAGGAACGCCATCGCGCGGTCGTAAGCCTTCTCTTCGCTCTCGCGGATGACGTTGCGCGTCTCCTCGAGGGAGTAAGCCGCGATATCCACCGTCAGCTTTTCGATCTGCTCGGACGGCTGCAGCGGCAACGAGAACCGCGTCCCGGCGTAGGCGTCGACCTGGCCGCTCGCCCAGGTCAAAGCCTCCGTCAGCGCCGTGTTGTACGGCCCCGACCCGGCGGTCTCCCCCGTGATCTGCGCCAGCAGGGCCTGAGGAAGCCGCCGTTCGAGATCGGCAATCGTTGCGTATGCCATTGGCAATGGCGGGCGTGCGCGCCGGCGGCCCTATCGGGCGGCGCCGGCGGGTTGCCCGTTCCTATTTCGTGCCCTTGTCGTCGCCGGGCTTGTTGCCGGCCGGGCCCTTGTCGTCCGCCGGTTTTCCGTCGCCTTCCGGCGCGGCCGCCTGCTTCAGAACCTGCGCCTGCGGCGAGCCCGCCGGCACGACGTGCAGGCCGGGGTAAACGTGCTTGGCGTCCATCTCGATGGTTTCGCCCTCGTTGTAAATCCGGCCGCCATGCTTCACCGAGCAGCCTTCCGTCACTACGTATTTCGGCATCGTTCTTTTCTCCCGTGGGGCAGGCATGCTGCCTGCCGCCTGTTGCATTCCAAGCGAGTGTGTGGGAGGCAGGCAAAATGCCTGCCCCACGTTTATGACGCGTCAACCGCGTCTTCGATCAGATAGCCCGCTTCCGGCGCTACGATCTTTTCGTCGTGCCACCAGTGGTTCGAGCCTTCCTCGGCCAACTGCGACGGCATGCCCGCGCGGCCAACCTCGACGCGATGCCCGCCGACCGAGCCCGGCGCCGAAACCCACTCGAACGTTTTACCGAATGTCAGATCCTCCACCGAAGCCCCCGGCTGGATGTAGCCCACCCAAGCGTGGTTGGGGAACACAAACGAATTGACGCCCGCCGCCGAGCGCTTCAGCGTGTTCCAAACGTAGATGTTGGGAATCTCGAAGACCGCCTTCAAGTCGTCGAGCGTGACGGTGCCGACCTTGTTGGGATCGACTTTCGCCAGCAGCTTGGCGTGAAACTTGAGCGCCTTCGCCACCAGCGGCCCGAGCACCATCGTGTTCGGCATGACGCCCATCTTCGTCAGAATCGCGAGCTTCGCCGTCTCAACGTCCTCTTGCGGGTTCGAGGCCGCTTCGAGCGACTCATCCCACTGGTCGGTTGACGAGAGCTGCACCTTGTTGCCGGTCGGATAATTCGCCGCGGTCGCCATCAGCGCGGCGACGCGAATGTCGTGGTTCAGCAGCAGCCCTTCCTCGGCGACGCGGGTCTTGCGCTGCCGCGGGTCCTGCATCGTGGGAAGCTGCGTTGCCGGCACTTCCTCGTCGTGAATGATCCACGCCAGGGAATGGTCGGGGCAATGGAACGGCGCGTCGGCAAGACTCTGCACGATCTGCCGGGCCGCCGCGCCAGGCGCGCGCGTATCGACGCCGTCCATCTGCATGTGCTCGCGGCCGAAGATGGCGTACTTGTCCGCCTGGCGGCCGCTCGGGACACGCGGGAAAAGCGTGTCACCCAAAAACATCAGGTTGCGGAACTGCTGGGCGTACGTCGACAGGAAAACGTCGATGTGGCCCTGGAAAAGTGTGTCAGGCATAGTCTGTTTCTCCGTTCATCCGTTGATCTGTTGATCCGTGGTCCGTTGATCCGTCTTAACTACTCCCGCGCCGCGAGGCCGGATGAACCGATCAACGGATCAACCGAGCAACAGCGCATCAACCGTTCAACGGCCTAGGCGCTCTCCGTCGTGAAGATGTACGGCTGCACATCCACGTCGATGATGTCGGTGTCGGCGCCCGGCGACTGCGCGATCGCGACGACGTTGACGGTCAAATCCGCCCCTTCGCCGCCGACCGCGATCAGCTTGCCGGTAACGCCCTCGATCTTGAGCGGCTGCCCGATCGCGACGTTGCCGCCGGCGGTTGCTTTCGCCGGCCCCTGCGAAACAACGGCGACTTGGCGAAACTTCAAGTCGCCCGAGACCACGCCGTCGTCGCCCTTGTCTTGCGCAATGCCGAGCGCGGCGACGTTCGCCCCGCCCGGCGCCTTCGCCTGATTCGCGCCCGTGCCCTTGATGACGGCGGTGTAAGCCGCAAACGTCCCCTCGGCGTCCCGCGTGCGCGCCAGGCCATATCCCGCTCCAACTCCAGCCATTTTCCGTCCTCCGTTTCTCCGTTGATCTGTTGATCCGGGCGCTGGCAGCGCCCCGCGTTCAACGCCGCCAGCGCTTACGCGGTGGCGCTGATCTCCTTGCGCGCCAGCGTGCTGGCTTCCTCGAAGCTGATCTTCTTCTCGCGCGAGATCTCCAAGGTGCGCTCGGCCAGCTCCGCGTTGACCGC